CTATTGTTGACATACCTGACAGGCATACTTATAATGCTATATATAGGATGGAAAGACAAATGAAATGTCCAGTATGTAATACTGAACTTATTTGGAAAAGTGACTATGATATGCTAGAAGATAGTGATGGTGAACTTTCTATGGGTTCTAACTACGATTGCCCCAACGAAGATTGTGGTGTATGGATTGAAATAATTTACCCAAACAAGGAGAATGAAGATGCCTAAATACAAAGTAACTGCCACAATGGATGTGGGCTACGAACTAATTATTGAAGCGGCTGATGAGAATACAGCTTGGACTATAGCGAAGGAAACGGATGATATGGGTGAGTGGGTTCAAGTTGATGACGGACACGATTGGACTTTAGAAAATATATGGGAGATGACAGATGACTAAGAAAAAGACAAAGGCACTTGAACTAACACCAGAACAGGCCAACGCCTTGATGGTGATGATTGAGAGTGAAATAGAAACAATATTTGAATACGGTGGCATTGACCCGATTGCAGATTGGGAGTTTGCAGACCTGTATGCATACAAACTGTTGGCATACAAAAGGTATAAGGATTGGTACATGGAGAATCATGGTGATGATTAAGCACATATGCCAACACTGCAAGAACGTGATGCACATACCCAAAGAGTGGCTGATGTATGCACACAAGCTGGTATGTTATGTGTGTAACAATGAAATACAGCGTAAGGAGAATGACAAGTGAAAGAGTTTGCCCTTGTCATAAGTATGTGGGGTCATACAGGTGTGGAGTGGGAGTTTATAGACAACCAATCTATATTGACAGAGACTCTATACCAAGAGTATTGTCAGTTCTTATCACACGAAGAGATAAGACATCACGAAAGTCAGGATAAGTATTATAAGATACTTATTAAATGTTACCCAACAAAGGAGAAGTAGTATGAATAGATTTTTGATTGAGCATCACCCTGATGCAATAGCCAAGTCGCTATGTGACCAACACATTGTGAAGATGCCACTGGAAGAAGCGCAGATGCTATGCACAGCTATCTGGCATCATGCACCTGAGTATGCAGAGGGGCATGAGTTGTACAAGCCTGTGCATCAAAAGCATCCATGCACCTTGTGGGCAATGGAGACTAGGGCAAACTTTGTGTATGCATTTAACCTGTACACAGCAATGCTCTGCGAGTACCATCACAGGTATGGCAAGTGGCATGGTGCAGGTAATCCTAGTACAACTAACTCTGACGCTGGGCCACAGCACTTGATTGCTGCCCGTCACTTAATACCTGACGGACAACTTACACCACACCCACAATGTTTCAGTGGCTTAGACCACCTGAAGACAGATGAGTTGTGGCCTATCGAAGCGTATCGTGCGTTCTACACAGTTGACAAGATGAAGTTCGCAAGGTATAACAAAGGACGTAGTATGCCACAGTGGATGGCAAGCTAATCTATATAACACACTATCAGTTGACATTTAACAAACAGAAGGAGATATGATATGCCGTTTGATATTCCAATGCAGGACATGATTCCTGAGAACCTTGACTTTGAAGTAATGTTTGAGCCTACAAAGGTAAAGGACAAAAAATATGTAATCAATGCATACACTGGTGAGTACATTGGTGTCGTAGGTGACACATTCAACTGTGCATCACACACAGAGTTCTTTGAGGGTGTTCATGACACTGTGACTGAGAACTTAGGTGCGGCTCAGTGTGAGGACATGAACATGAAGTGGCGTAGTGCTAGGCAAAATGCATGGGCTATGCTTGACATGACCCTGCCTAATGTGACTGCTCGTATTGAGACAGACAAGCACAGCACGACTATTGCACAGCGCATCATTGCTTTGCATGGTGTTGATGGTAGCTGTTCTAACCAGACATTCTTTGGTGCTATTGATTTCTTCTGCACCAACGGTATGATTCGTGGTGAGCATGACAAGGTACGCAGAAAGAACACTGCTAACTTTACTATGGACAGATTCATCCGGGATTTGCGTGAGTCCACACAGTCATTCTATGCACAGTCAGAGCGTCTGCAAGGCTGGGCTAACAAGCCTCTGTACAGAGGTGATGTCAAAGCTATGCTTGATACCCTGCTGAAGTCTGACCGCATGGCAGAGAAGATGTTTGGGTTATACAACCAAGAGGCAAGTGTGCGTGGACAGAATGTCTGGGCATTGTACTCTGCCTTTACTAACTATGCCAGCTATGCTGATGAGCGTAACGGTTTCAGCCTACGTAACACTGGCAAGGATACAGGTGCTGTGTCCATGTTCCAACGTGAGAACAAAGTGTCACAGTGGATTGAAAGCAAGCCATTTAAGGAGTTGATTGCAGCATGAAGACAGTAGAAGATTTAGTATTGACATACTATTCTTCCAACGATTTCAGTATGTTGAGAGAGAAGTCTAAGAAAGACTATCAATACTTTCTCAACGTGCTGGTCGGTGAGTTTGGCAATGAGTTGTACAACGAAGTGACAAGCAAGCAAGCCAAACACGCATACGAAGAATGGGTGAAGCGTGGCATCACGTTTGCCAATCACGTGTGTACTGTGTCATCACTTGTGTACAGGTACGCAATGGAGATGGAGTATGCTACCGTCAATCCGTTTGCTAACATCAAGCGTAAGTCACCTAAACAACGCAAGGTTGTATGGACAGAGGATGATATACAGAAGTTCCTGTCATTTTGTTACAGTGACTTTGCTTATCGTAACATTGGACTGATTGTCCACATGGCATACGAATGGTGTCAGCGTCTGGGTGACATGCGATTGCTTACATGGGATGTTGTAGACTTAGACAAGCAGAAGCTGTATTTGGAACAGTCAAAGCGTAGGGCAGAGGTAACACTGCCTATCAGTGATGACCTGACAGAGATGCTGGTACAACAGAAGGATGACTTTGGCTTTCAACAGTACGTTGCTCCTCGTCCACGCCCTTCTGGTGGCGTTTATCATCCGTACAGTATAGATAGACTGTCAAAAGCAGGTCGGCAAGTGATGAGGCTTGCAGGGCTGTCTGAGGAGATACGGTTGATGGACTTACGTAGGACAGGTACAACTGAAATGGTAGAGGCAGGTGTCGGTATGGCACAAATTATGTCGGTTACAGGACATAGTAACCCACAGTCGGTTAAGCCATACATGAAAAATACTTTTGCCAGTGCAGATTATGCATTGACAGCACGTCACATGCATGATATAAGCACATACAAGTGCCAACAAGGAGAGTGATACATGTATAATAATATATTAAACACTATAAGTGATATAGATATACCTAATGGACATACAAAGAGAATGAATTGTCCAGAGTGTAATGGCTATAAAACATTTACAGTGACTAATAACATGGGTTCTCTCGTATGGAACTGTTACAAGGCATCCTGTAATGTATCAGGCGGCAAGAAGGTACACCTGACTGCTGATGACATACGTAATACAATGAAGGATGCTGAACGATTTGCAGAGGACAAGTTCGAGTTACCGCCATACGTGGTGACTAATCACACAAACGTATATATTGATAGGTTTTGTGCGACTTGGGGCTTGGACATGGATGGGCATGGCCTGATGTATGATGTGAAGGAAGACAGGATTGTATTTCCTGTCATGCACAAGGGCAAGATGGTTGATGCTACAGGTCGTTCTGTAATGAAACGCTTACCTAAATGGAAGCGATATGGAAATAGTGGCTTGCCTTATACCTTCGGGTGTGGTAAAGTCGCTGTAGTTGTTGAGGACTGTGTGAGTGCAGCCATCGTGGGCAATGATGTATTGTGTGGGGTTGCTGTGTTGGGTACGTCATTATCTTCCAGCCACAGGCAGTATCTTTCACAGTTCTCAACGGCAGTCATAGCACTAGACCCCGATGCACTGCCTAAGACATTATCAATGGCGAAAGAACTCAGAGGATATGTGGATGATGTCCGTGTCCTTCGCTTGACAGACGATTTGAAATACCGTAGAGAAGAAGATATCGAACAACTAACCCACATAGGAGATACAGCATGGAATTAGCATTAGTACGTAGCCTTATGGACAAGTCGTTCTACGATGACCATCGTGGTTCTAAATGTCCAGACCGCCTGTTCAGTAAGGATGTACGTAAGATTAAACAGGCTATTGATAAAGCAATGGACAGGTATGAACGTACCGTCAATCCAGATGAGATTGAAGCACTGTTCATGTCAGACAATCCAACGCTGACTACAGCACAAAAGCAAGCGTATGCATCCTTGTTTGCCTCTATAAAGAAAGAAGACCCAATGGGTGGTGACGTAGCACAAGAGGTGCTGTCTAAACTATTCCAGCAGGTAGTAGGTGAGGACGTAGCTAACATTGGCTTTGATATGGTCAATGGTGATGCGGCTACTCTTGAGAAGCTACGCAATCTGCTTGAGCGTTACGGTGATGACTTTATTCCTAATCTCAATATTGAGTGGGATGACATCAGTATTGAAACACTCATGGCTAAAGCTGAGTTGGAAGCACGTTGGGCATTCAACATACCAAGCGTAACACGTAAGGTAGAGGGTGTGAGTGGTGGTCAGCTTATTGAGGTAGGTGCTAGACCAAACACTGGTAAGACATCCTTTCATGCCAGCTTGATTGCTGCACCGGGCGGGTTTGCACACCAAGGCGCACGATGTATTGTGTTATGTAACGAAGAGCCTACCCACCGTGTCGGTGCTAGGTATTTGACTGCCGCCTGTGGCATGACAGCCCGTGAGATACGTGATGATATGTCAAAGGCACAGGCTATGTACAAACCTGTGATGGACAACATCAAGATTAAAGAAGCAGGTGGACGTGACATGGCATGGGTAGAGTCCGTATGTAAGTCGTACAAGCCTGACATACTTGTGCTAGACATGGGTGACAAGTTCTCTGTTGAGGGTTCATTTGCCCGACAGGACGAGGCACTGAAAGCATGTGCTATGTATGCGAGACAGATTGCCAAGACGTATGACTGTGCTGTATTTTACATGTCACAGTTGTCTGCTGAGGCAGAAGGTCGCACCACATTGAACCAATCCATGATGGAAGGTTCACGTACAGGTAAGGCAGCAGAAGCTGACCTGATGATATTGATTGGTAAGTCAGCCACAGTAGAAGGGCAAGATGAAGACAGTCCTGTGCGGCATGTAAACATTGTTAAGAACAAGTTGAATGGCTGGCATGGACAACTGCACATAGAGTTAAACTATCAGACAGCGAGGTACGAAGGATGAAGGTAACATTAGACGTAGAGAACACCGTCACCAAGCGTGATGGTAAGATACATATGGACCCATTTGAGCCAGAGAACTCACTGACTATGATTGGTGTATTGACTGACCAAGGTGTAGAAAGCCACTTCCCATTTGACCATGCTGATGTTCCTAATCAAGAAGATTATCGTGAACGTGTGCAGTGGTTCTTAGATGAGGCAACTGTACTCATCATGCATAATGCAGCACACGATTTGCTGTGGTTGTGGGAGTCAGGCTTCAAATATGATGGCCCTGTGTTTGACACGATGCTTGCTGAGTATGTACTGCAGCGTGGTATCAAAGAGCCATTGTCTCTTGAGGCTTGTGCAGAACGCTACGAGTTAGACACGAAGAAACAAGACACACTGAAGGAATACTACGCTAAAGGCTACTCTACACGAGACATTCCTTACAATGAGTTGTGTGAGTATCTGTCTGCTGACTTACATGCTACGCAGCAACTGTCTGACAAGCTGATGTACAGGCTCAATACACCTGCTGATTCAGGTCTGATGACTACTGTACACCTTACTAATGAGGTGGCTGTGTCTCTGTCTCGCATGTATCAGAACGGCTTTACCATTGACCGTAAGGCACTGGACGATGTGCGTACTGAGTACGAACAGGAGCGTGACACATTGAAGCATGAGTTACAGGTAATGGTAAAGGAACTGATGGGTGATACACCTATAAACTTGAACAGCCCAGAGCAACTGTCATGGGTTATATACAGCCGCAAGGTGCTGGACAAAGAGTATTGGGGCAATGCTGTTGACCCATATATGGATGAGGCAGACTTTCGTAGCCTAGTAAACGCTGGTACGGAACGTCTACACAAAACTAAAGCGACACAGTGTAGCGTATGTAAAGGCACTGGTCAGGTAAGAAAGGTAAAGAAAGATGGAACTCTCTTCGCTAGAAGCAACCGCTGTGTATCCTGTAATGGGAATGGTTATACTCTTCATCCTCTTCCTGCTGTGGCGGGGTTGAAGTTTAAAGCACCATCACCTAAATGGATGAGTGCTAATGGGTTTACTACCAGCAAAGACAAGCTACAGTTTCTTGAGGGCAAGGCACGTACTGCCAAGCGTGATACTGCTGTAGAGTTCTTGTCTAAGGTACGTAGACTATCTGCTGTGGAAACATACCTATCATCGTTTGTTGATGGTATTCAGACACACACAAAGGCTGACGGTAAGTTGCATGTCCGTCTGCTACAGCATCGCACCTCTACTGGTAGGTTCTCTGGTGCTGACCCTAACATGCAAAACATGCCACGTGGTGGTACATTTCCTGTGAAGAAGGTGTTTGTATCCCGGTGGGATGGTGGTAAAATTATGGAAGCAGACTTTGCACAGCTAGAGTTTCGTGCGGCTGCATTCCTATCACAAGATGGAGTAGCAATTGAAGAAGTATCTACTGGGTTTGATGTACACAGTTACACCGCTAAAGTTATTAGTGAAGCTGGTCAGCCTACGAATAGACAGGATGCAAAAGCGCACACCTTTGCGCCCCTTTACGGGGCAACAGGGTTCGGACGCACACCTGAAGAAGCAGCGTACTACGAACACTTCACAGAAAAGTACCAAGGAATTGGGCTTTGGCATACCCGATTGGCTAAAGAAGCTCTAACTACACGTAAGATTACCACGCCATCAGGCAGAGAGTTTGCTTTCCCTGATGTCACACGTAATGCTCGTGGCAGAGTCTCTAGCTTTACACAGATAAAGAACTATCCCGTGCAGTCATTTGCTACAGCAGACATTGTACCTGTTGCATTATTGCACATTGAGAGGTTGCTATCTGATATGAAATCATGTATAGTAAATACAGTGCATGATAGTATTGTCATTGATGTACATCCAGATGAAGAAAGGAGTGTAATTGAAGTCATCAATGAAACAAACAGAGTTTTACCAGAACTCATCCAATTACGGTGGGGATGCGTATTTAATGTACCACTGTTATTAGAAGCAAAAATTGGTGATAATTGGCTTGACACGAAAGACGTAAGCTGATATAACTATCAAACTTTCAACTGTACTTCGAGGAAAGGAGTAATTATATGACAACACAAATCACTACTATTGATACCAATAACTATGCTGAGATGGCTAAAGCTATGGGCATTGCAGCAGAGGGTGGTAACACAAAAGAGAAGGCAAGCACACTTGCTCGTCTTCGCATTAACCATTCGCCTATCTTAGGTAATGACCGTATCCTTGTGAAAGGGGGTACATATAAATTGGATATCCCTGATGGGCCAACTTACTACGCTACGTCAGTAACAATACGCCCATACTTGCAACGCTTCATGTACAAGCGTTTTATTAAGGGTTCAGGTGATAAGCCAAACCGTTACGTTAAGACTGTGATGGCAGATAACCTTAATATTGACCTGAAAGATAACGATGGGGGCTTCAACTGTGGTAAGCCAGCAGGTTACATTCAGGACTTCAAGTCACTGCCTGAGAAGACACAGGAACTCATCAAGCAGATTAAACGTGTACGAGTAATGCTTGGCACGGTAGAACTGCACGATGCAGTAGACGAAAACGGTAAAGCGGTGGATGTAGCCGATACCGCTTTCATCTGGGAGATTGAGAACCGTGACGCATTTAAGGATGTAGGCACTGTGTTTAACAAGTTGAGCAAGATGAAGCGTCTGCCAGTACAGCATAGCATTACTGGTAATACGGAAGAACGTAAGCTGCCTAATGGCAATAGCTTCTACCTTCCTATAGTATCTCTGGACCTAACCAAGACACTTGAACTTGGTGATGTGGAGCAGACCAACTTTGGTGACTTCATGTCATGGGTACAAAACTACAATGAGTACATCATCAACTCATGGTCAGAGAAGGCCATGCAAGAGGGTGAGGATATCGAGGGTGTTGACGATATTGTTGACATCGAATTTGAAGACGAAGAGGTTGCGTGATGAACCATCCTGCTGAGTTGGCGTTGCATCAGTACATGGAGAAAGCTGCTAATGGCGACACTACCATGTCACCTGATACTATCAAGCAAGTAGCGCAAGATGTATCAGATGCACTGCAACGTCAGTTTGGCGGGGGTAACAAGCGAGATGGGTTTCGCCTACGTATGTCTAATGTAGGCAGACCCTCTTGCCAACTTTGGTTTGAACGTAACAAGCCAGAGACTGCGTTACCCAAGCCAACCACATTCGTCATGAACATGATGCTTGGAGACATCGTTGAGGCTGTCTTCAAAGGACTGTTAAAGGAGGCAGGAGTAGAATATGAAGACACTGAAAAGGTTACTCTTGAGTTGTCTGATACTTCTGTTAGCGGCTCATATGATATTGTCATTCGGGATGCAGTGGATGATATTAAGTCAGCTTCAAACTGGTCATACATCCACAAGTTCGACTCATATGATACCTTATCTGAGGGAGACACGTTTGGGTATGTCGGGCAGTTAGCCGGGTATGCCAAGGCTGCTGGCAAGAAAGCTGGTGGCTGGTGGGTTGTCAACAAAGCTAACGGAGACTTCAAGTATGTACCTGCTACAGGATTAGACGTAGACAAAGAGGTACAGAACATTGAAGACAACATCTCTCGTGCTATGGGAGATGAGTTAGTCAGATGCTTTGAGCCTGAGAAAGAAACCTTCAACGGTAAAGAGACAGGCAACCTTGTATTGAATAAGAACTGCACGTTCTGTTCATACAAACATGCTTGCTGGCCTAAGATGGTAGAACTACCTGCCGTTAAGTCCAAAGCAAAAGACCCTAAGATTGTATCTTACATTGAACTAAGAAAGGAGTATAGAAATGCAGGATGAATTACAGGAACTATTAGACCAGATTAAAGAAGCAGAAGCACATCTCGTAGAACTACGTAAAGAGTATCGTGAGAAACGCACTGCTGGTCTGAGAGCGGCCATTGAAGCACGTAACGAAGCAGACGCTATGATACGTGAAGAAATGAAAGCTATGGGATATAGTGGCCTTACGTGGAGAAACCTACGGTAATGCCACCTAACTTCAAACAATTTAAAGCAGCACGAAAGTATGGGTATCGTAGCGGCCTTGAACTCAAGATTGCAGAGTCACTCAAAGAGTTAAAGGTTAAATATGATTACGAGTATATCAAGATAGAATGGGAAGACCTTGCCTATCGTACATATACACCAGACTTTGTGCTGTTTAATGGTATCATCATTGAAACTAAGGGCATGTTTACTGCTGCTGACAGACGTAAACACCTTGCAATTAAGAAGCAGCATCCTAAGTTAGATATACGGTTTGTGTTTGAAAACAGCAGACGTAAGCTACGTAAGGGTGCTAAGTCCTCATATGCTGAGTGGTGTATTAAGTACGGATTTAATTATTATGACCGCATCATTCCAGAGGATTGGCTGAAAGAAAAAGGCAAGAACAAACATCCTAAGTTTATTAAGTTTACGGGAACTAAAGTGAAAAGGAGCAGATAGCATGGACGAAAATGAGATGAAAATGAGGTCTGAAGACTTCTTGATAAGAGTAAGACCTTTTAAAGATAGAGACGGGTCATGGAATGGCGATATAGATTTATCTATCATTACACAACCGTCTAATAATTTACCTGACGAAGATTATAATCAGGTTATGCATTTCTGTAAAATGTTAGCATCGACAGTACCTATAATGGAACGTGACGAAGAACTACGTGATAGAGTACATGATTATGTTATGGAAAATGTTGACGGAGAGTATACTTTTGAGGTAGAATCAGAGTCACGAGTTATTGATAGAGAAGACAACGTAGTTACGATTGACTTTGGAACCAAAACAAAAGGGAGTGCATAATGACAAGCTATAAGAATATTATGGAAAAGATTGAACGAGATGCGAAGGAAGCATACGCTGGTGTTGATATGGTCAACAGTCCACCACACTACAATGAAGCAGGTGTTGAGTGTATTGACGCTATTGCTGCTGCATTAGGTGAGGGCTTTGAGTTTTATCTACAGGGCAACATCATGAAGTACCTATGGCGTTACCGTTACAAGAATGGTACAGAAGACTTGAAGAAAGCCAGTTGGTATCTTGACAAGTTGATTACAGAAGTCGAGGGCTGCTACGATGATGAGAGTTAAAGTCTTCATGACTATTGATGTAGACCCAGATGAATATCCTGTACCTGCAGATGAAAATGTAGGCGAGGAAATAGAAGAAGGTATCCGTGAATACTTTTATGACATTGACGGAGCAACGATAAAGAATATTAAATATATACAGGAGTAACCCTATGCTAAGTAACCATTTACCTACAGACTATCAGAACTTTATTGCTCTGTCTCGTTATGCGAGATGGAAAGAAGATGAACAAAGAAGAGAGACATGGACTGAAACAGTCGCACGATACTTCGATTATCTTACTAGACATCTGCTCACTAAGCATAACTACAAACTGTCTGATGAACTGAGAGCAGAGTTAGAGACTGCTGTTCTTGACCAACATATTATGCCAAGCATGAGAGCCTTGATGACATCTGGTCCTGCACTAGACCGTTGCCATGTAGGTGGATACAATTGCTCATACGTACCCGTGGATAGCCCACGTGCGTTTGATGAAACAATGTACATACTCATGTGTGGCACAGGTGTAGGCTTCTCTGTTGAACGTCACAACATTGAGAAGCTACCAATCGTCAACGAAGACATGCATCACACAGGTACGGTCATCATTGTTGGCGATTCACGTCCGGGCTGGGCCAAATCACTGCGTGAACTCATCTCTCTCCTGTACGCAGGGCAAATACCAAAGTGGGATGTATCTGAAGTACGTCCTGCAGGTGCAAGGTTAAAGACCTTTGGTGGTAGAGCCAGTGGCCCAGCCCCGCTGGAAGAACTGTTTGAGTTTATCATTGAGAAGTTTAAAGGTGCAGCAGGTCGTAGACTATTCCCCATTGAGTGTCACGACATCATGTGTAAGATTGGTGAGGTTGTAGTTGTCGGTGGGGTCAGACGCAGCGCACTCATCAGCCTGTCCAACCTGAACGATGACCAAATGAGTCATGCAAAAGCAGGTATGTGGTGGGAAAACGAAGGACAACGTGCGCTTGCAAACAACAGCGTTGCCTACAAAGGTAAGCCGCAGATGGGTACATTCATGCGTGAGTGGCTTTCACTGTACGAAAGTAAGTCAGGTGAGCGTGGTATATTCAATCGCAAGTCTGCACAAGTGCAAGCAGCTAAGAATGGACGTAGAGATGCGGAACAAGATTTCGGATGTAACCCCTGTAGTGAAATTATATTACGTCCATATCAGTTCTGTAACTTATCTGAGGTTGTTGTACGTGAAACAGATACGCAGCAGACACTAACAGAGAAGGTACGCTTGGCTACAATACTAGGCACGTTTCAATCTACTCTGACTGACTTTAAATACCTGCGTAGTATATGGAAGAAGAACACAGAGGAAGAACGTCTGCTTGGTGTATCTCTTACAGGTATCATGGATAACCAATTAACAGCAGGTAAGTCTGCTCATCTTGGTATGAACATTGGACAGACACTTGAGGCATTACGTGATGTTGCTATTGACGCTAACAAAGCTATGGCAAAGCAGCTAAAGATACCACAGTCCACAGCTATTACATGCGTTAAGCCATCAGGCACAGTGTCGCAGTTGGTAGATAGTGCATCAGGTATCCATGCTCGTCACAACCCATACTACATTCGTACTGTTCGTGGTGATAACAAAGACCCATTGACACAGTTCATGGTAGCACAAGGTATTCCAGCAGAGCCAGATGTCATGAAGCCAGACAGCACAACGGTGTTTAGCTTCCCAATGAAGTCACCTTCCAATGCCGTACACAGAACAACTATGTCGGCTATTGAACAGCTTGAGTTGTGGCTTATGTATCAGCGTTACTGGTGTGAACACAAGCCATCCGTAACAATCTCTGTGAAAGAAGAAGAGTGGATGGATGTAGGCTCATGGGTGTATGAACACTTTGATGAAGTCTCAGGCATCAGCTTCCTGCCGTTCAGTGAGCATACATATAAGCAAGCACCCTATCAAGACTGTACTAAAGAAGAGTACGAAGAGATGAAGGCACAGATGCCTATATCAATTGATTGGTCTGCATTGCAAGAGTTTGAGAAGGAAGACACTACATCAGGTGGGCGTGAGTTAGCCTGTACTGCAGGGGTATGTGAAGTAGTTGACTTAACAGCCGCATAATGATAGAGTGTAGTGGATTAGACCTATTGTGGTGGCAGTGGTGGATACTCGTGATGATTACAGTAAACACCACGCTTAATTTAATAGTGTTCTTTAAGCACAGATTTAGAAAGGAGAAAACATGAGTATAAAAAATGTTATGATAAACGCAACACGTTCTTATTTACTTGGTGGTGTGAATAAACATCTTGCTAATATAGAGGTGTATATGAATCAAACTGTAGGCATTGGAGAACACTCTGATGTTATAGAAACTATAGACTTAGAGCTTGACAAAGCTGCTGCTTATCATGATAAGTTAGAGATACTAACAAAGTATTTCCCACTTGAACAGACAGAGGAGAAAACAGATGACAATGAAACCTAGTACACAAGACCGCAAGAAGTTTGACCTTGACCTACAGTATGGTGAGGTACGTGAACAAATGGTAGCTGACATGCTACAGAACAAGAAGATAGAGGTGAAATCAGAACGAGATGTATGGCAACGAACTGGAAACATTGCTATTGAGTATGAGTGCTATGGCAAGCCTAGTGGTATCAATGCCACTGAATCAGATTATTGGTTTCATAACTTGTGTATCGGAGAGGATACGTTTGCTACACTGGTTTTTGATACAAAAAGTTTGAAGCGTATCATTGATAAGCTAGACCATAAGAAATCAGTTTCGGGTGGAGATAATAATGCAGCACGTATGTATTTACTTAACCTGCAGAAGCTGTTCTCATCGGATGTAATCAAAGCATTTAAGGACAAAACAGATGGACTTAGAAACGCAAGCTAAAGCATGGATGAAGGAGAAGTACAAAGACATGGAGATGAATGAATATCAACGTAAGTCGATTGAGTTTGCCATCTATCCAGCCACGCACAGGATACTTTATCCTGCGCTTGGTTTGGCTGGTGAAGCAGGTGAGGTTGCTAACAAGGTAAAGAAGTTTATCAGGGATGGTGCTGACAAGGAAGCATTTGAAGTAAAGAAACTTGAAATAGCAGCGGAGATTGGTGATGTTCTATGGTACTGCGCTAATCTGGCAAATGACTTGGGTATCAATCTTTCTGATATTGCTAGTGAGAATTACTCTAAATTGTCAGGACGAAGTAAGCGAGGCACACTTGGGGGTGATGGAGATAATAGGTAGGATACTTATGTATCTTATATTAGGTGTCATAACTATGTGGCTAGGCTATGTATTTAGCATGGCTGTTATTAACACTGTATGCGAGTGCATACGTACAGGACCGGGAGATGTATGGATATGGTTGAACTCGGATTAATATGGATAGGATATCTACTGTTCCTATACTACGTGGATAAAAACTTGGGGGCTTAACGGCCCCCTTGCTTTCTTAGTAATACTTTACCAATTTTATGTAGTGACTCTAGGTCTTCAAAGTCATTGATGTTTGCTACATCAGGTTCTTTATTCTTTTGCAGTACAAACTGTGATATAGCCTGTGTACGTATGTCGGGTGGTAATCTTCTAAACTTTATCAATGCTGATGTGTAAGCAGGTGCTTTAGCAGACAGCTTTTTTTGTTCTGTTATGTCACGCTTTATCTTACCTATCTGTTTAGTAATTAGAGGCTTGACATTCTGTAACACAAACTCTTCTTCTGTATACTTTTTCTTCACAGCATCTCTGGCAAACTTATATTGTGTACGATATTTCTTTTCTTGTGTACGTGCTGCAGATACAATTTCGGGTATGGCTTCCCGTAATACTTGATTCTCAAACCTACGAATGCTAGGCACACGAGAGTTACTTCCCAGCATAAACTCAGACAGACCTAGCTTTTTGATGTATTCACCTTCTGCTGAGTCAGCCTCACTGAAAGACAGCCCACCAATTACACGGGCAAATGGATACACACGTTTTGCATCCTCTTTAAACAAGAACTCACGTGGTGGTAACTTAGCTTCTTCTTCAGGAGAAATTGTAAAGCCACGCTGTTTAAATGGCCTGTTTATCTCATGCTTAAACGAACTCCATGCATTAAGGGTTGGGTCTTCAGCAACATCTTTATACTCTAACCCTCTTCCCCCTGTAGCACGTTGTGCCTCTATAATCTGTGCAAAAGGCACAGCCCAAGAAGATAGGTAATTTCCTATTAGTCTACCAAAACCTTTAGCACCTCTTTCAGCAAGGGTAATATCACTACCTGCAACAATATCTAATATCTCACGGCTAATGCCAGCACCTACACCTGTGCGTATATTTGTACCTAAGAAAGTTTCGTTAAACTCTTTACTATCAAAAAACTCATCAAATGTGCCTTCTTGTAAACGCTTGGTTGCTTCACCTATATATAAAAACTGCCTCATAGGATATTGTGTGGTTGTATCAATAACATTACCATCATCAGCAGTCATAAACTTATAATCTGCAGGAGCATCAGGCATCATTCTATACTGATAAGCAGCACCAAATATACCTATTGATAGTAAGTCATCACCTATCTGTTCCTGATTAGCTGCATCGTCATCCAATGCAGCACCTATTGCTGCTGGCAGTAGTGGTGCAGATGCACCCATGCCTACAAGGTTACGAGATATACGCTGTCTATCTTTCATAGACAACTTTCCTTTTCCCATACGTCCTTTGGTAACAATGCTTGCCAGCTTGCGTGACAAAGGAAGTGATGCCCCGCCCATATACTGACCCATTAACTCTAAGCTGTTAAACATAAAGCGAGGAAAAGGTAATACTACAGTCAGTCCATTACGAACAATAAACTGTGACCAGTTTCTAAATAATAAAACGTCAGGTTGTTTTGCATAAGTAATATCTAGGGCTTTTTGGGTGGCCTCTTCTACTATGTTTATAAATGACCTTGCACCTTCTGGACGCACAGAACTTGCATCATTCATAAAGTCACGAATCTTACCGTTGTTTAATGCCTCAATAAAATCTACCTTGTACTCACGCCTAACCAACCGTTCTAATTCACCGAAGAAAGCACCCCGTCTTATCAGATGTTCCTGCCAACGGTTTGGCCCATTAAGAAACATAACCCCATCTTCTGCTGTAGACAACACCGGGTCTAATACATATTTACCAAACGCTGTTTTAGCTTCGCCTCTACCTGTCAGCCTTTGAATTTCATTAATGTTGTTAAATAATAAGTCTGCTTGTTTTGCAATTTCAGGTTGCTGTAAGATAAAATCTACATACTCTCGTGTAGCTGTAGCGTACTCAGGTCCAAACATATATCTTAATGACCTAAAGCTATCTTTAAACCCGGCAGACAGAGGGTTAAGCTGCTTACCTGCGGCAAGTATACCTTCGTTAGATAGACTCCACAGGGCATTGTCCATTACGTTACCAATACCTTCTAGTGGCGCACGTATACCTGCAGATGTTAAGTTACGTGCAGCAGTAGCAAGCTGTGAAACCATGCCCCCTCTACGTATATTTTCTATACGCATTACAGTTTTACGAATAGCAGTTTGAGCCTGTGCGGTAGCTGCTTCTTTCGCAGCGTCTAATTCATTACCCGGTCTTGCACGTTTAATTTGTGAAAGCTTATTTAACACTTTACCTGCGGTAGAACCTGAACCTACAATAGCAAGAACATAATCTTCATATGACACACCGTATTTGTTTAACATGTCAAGCAGTTCATCGCCAGCCAGTAAGTCTTTGTTGACTGTCAAATCAAACAGATTATCAATTACAGTATATTCTTTTCCTTTACGTGGACCATACTCCCACACTCTTGGTTTAAACGCATCTGGGTTGGCTTTCTTTAGGTCAGCAGCAGCAGCTACAATACCGTCAAACTTAGCTGGGTCTACAATGCCAACTACTAGAGAGTCTTTGCCTGTTGCAAGAGCAGCTAAATCATTTACAGTAACATCAGCACCACCTGTCATGCCTTTTCTTTCAGCCGACAGTATATCCTCTGTTTTCTTTTGGCCTACAGCACGTGCTTTGTCTGGGTCTATACGTAGTCTACCTGCGTCATCTGTTAGAGATATAATCTCACCTGTCTCATCTTCAAAAGCACGTATCATATCCTCTGCAATATCACGATTACCTTCAGCTACACGTGCAGCTTCTGCTGCTCTCTCTGTCTCCTCAATGGCAGTCATGTTACGTGCTTTATTGACGTTTAGTTTTCTATTCCACTTCTTGTCAGCTTTAATTTGTGCCTTGATATCACGTGCATCACGGTCAGCCATTTCCTTCGCAACTGCAGCATCAAGGTTTTCACGTGCAGCTTTGACCTTTTTACCTGCAATTGCTTTAGCTTCTTTAGTGGTAGCTTTTTTCTGCACCTCAATAGCTTTATTTAACTGTTCAGTGGCTTTAATGCTTTCTTTTTGTGCCTTTGTAGCACCAGCTAAAGGTCTTGCAATTATACCCATAGCAGGTATTGTATCTACAAATGTAAGAAAGTTAAATGCCTCATCTCCTGCACTCTCAGCAAATTGTTCAGGAGTTTGTTTTGCACCTACTAAAGCTACATTCATAGCATCGTATACGTCTGGCATATTATCTTGCATGGTTTCTGCAATTGCTTGCATAGCATCTTTAAATCCACCAGCAGTAACATCTAAGCCTGTACCTACGGAGTTAAGTATATTAAATCCTGATGCACCTGTATAGTCAAAGAACTTACGTAAGTAAGGTGACTCCTCTGGGTCTATGCTTGGTATAAGAACTTGCTCAATAAAATCATCTTCAGCCATGCCCTTTTCTTCAGCAGCTTCTAAGATAGTTTTGCGAGATTCTTCTCTCTCAAACTTACTACGCTCAAGACGAGACATTTGCGTGAGCATATTGCTACGCTCCGCATCCATTCTTTTTCCTATATCATTAAAGATTATTTGACGAGTAGGTGGGGTAGGTATAATGCCACCATCCTTTTGAACTTTGTAACCCGGATTATCTGGGTCATCTATAATACCTAGTTCAACAGCACGTGGCACATCAGTAAGCTGACCATCCTCATCAAACAGGTCAGCGTACTCACTTTGATAATAGAACTGCAACTCTTCTTGTGTCAGTTCAGGTTCTTCTTCTACTTCGGGTACAGCTTCAGGTATATCTGTTATAGCTTGTACTTCAACCTCTGCCCTATCTACAACAGGAGCAGAGTCAAGAATAGACATAAAATCTTTTGTATCCTCATCGTCCTGCATAGGAGATGTAGGCATAGAGAATGAAGGTGAGGAAGAAGTAGACCCACCTTGTAGTATGTCCATAAAATCTTTTTGCATTAGAAGTTTCCGGGAAGAGGTTTAGTTCCTGTCCATACAACTACCCTAATGTTACCATCAGCATCTTCATACTGAATAACTGTTCCGGGCTTATATATACCCTTTTTCATCTTATTATTTGCTTCGGCTGCGGTGGTTATATCAAACTTGTCCATTGTCTGCACAACTTGTGCATCACTTGCACCGGGCATTGCACGTTGCTTTTCCTTAAAGTCAAATACTTTACCTGTTATATACCCGTTTACCTGCCCCTGTACTCTTTCTTTTTCCTGTTTTAGAAGCCTATCTAACAGCGGGTCAATAAATGCATCTGCACCTTCACCTGTTGTATAAGTTGCTCTGATATCTTCCTGTGCATCAAACAATGCTTCAAAGGTTTGTGCTTCAGTCCCCTCTAATGCATTACGAATATTATTCTCAAGGTCTGTCTCATAGTACGGTTCAGTAAACCTATCGTATACTTTCTTTATCAGGTTCTGTGCTTTCAATGGGTCTTTAAATACAGACTCTACTGTATCTGTACCATCTTTTTTTGCTTGCATTCGTTTAATTTTTGTTTCCAGATTAATCAGATTAGCCAATTCTGTTTCCAGCTTAGTTCTGTCTTCTGGTGTTTCCGCAGCCTCTATTTGCTGTTGAAGTCTAGTATACCCTTCATCAAAGCTAGTAAATCTATCTTCCATTTGCTTGGCAAATGTCATTGCCTTATGACCCGCTTCATAATTTATTGTGCCTTTAGGAATAGTAACATCATCAGTTACTCTTGTAGTAAGGTCATCTGAAATAAGACTTTTATATTCAGGAAAGTCATCTTGCCCACGTAAATTAGGACCAAACAAAGCCTTCATCATACCTGTGCTACCCCTCATATGCTCTGGCAAGGTAGGTTTAGCTTGAGCTTCAATCATATAACCATATCTATTTAAAAGGAACTCTCTATCTACAGTAAGACTTTCTGGGTTTTGAGATTCAGCCACGGTAAAGTATTTGTTAAGGTCAATGCCTCTTTCAGATTGCTCTCTAAAATCTTGTAAAGCACGTGTAAGTGCGCTGTATGTACCACCTTTATTTTCAATGGCAGATAATGCTCTTCTGTCATCGCCTAACAACTCTTTAAGTTCGGCATACTCTTCTAGCAACTTATCATCAACTTCTTTTTTCTTCTTTTTCTCTGCTAACTCTGCTTTTTGAGTTTGCTCATAGCGAGATGCTAGATAGGTATCAGCCTTAGACATCCTGTCCATATTGCGCTGGATATCCATTTGCAGCATTCTATCAATGCTAGTAGCTAAACCTGTAGCAAAACCTGTTCCAAAACCCATTATTGTCTCCGTGACATTAAGCCTGTGATAGCCTCTTCAGCTACCTCTTTTACATTTTCTTCTGTTTCTGGTTTATTTTCTGCTGTAGCAAGCTCTAACTTCTGAATTATCTTAGCCATCTTTGCATCAGATATCTTATCTTTTTTGTCGCTCTTAGCTTGAATATCATATTCAACGCCAGCACTTTCTGCTAGAAATGCCATCATTTCAATTAATACAGGTGATACTAATGTACCTACATCTACTGTGTGTAGTCCGTCCATTACACTAGCAAGCTGCATTGTGTTTGCTATATCTGCTAATGGAACACCCATTTCAATAATGTCAATAAGCTGGTCAATAAAATCATCACTTGACATAGCTTCCATATAATATTGAATAGCCTCATCTACAGAAGGAAACTGAGGTGGTGTTTGCCAAGGTCTACCACCCAACTCATGTGTTAGAGACATGCCGGGAATAGGTGCATCAAAAGAGGGTTCCATATTAAGCATTTTTATCAGCCTTATATTTACGTATAGCCATCATATGTTCCATTACACGAGTGATAGGCTGGTTAATATCTTCATCCATACCTAATTTAACTTTATCTTCTCTTGGACTAAGCAATCCACCAGATTTAGTCTCACTCTTTTGTGACCTAGACTTGTTAGCAATCTGTGCATTAAGCCTATTATATGTTGGTATAGCAGGATTATACTGTCTGGACATTGTGTTTCTTTCTTTTACCTTCTATAATAAAATCCATAAACTGTTTGGTAATCCACTTGAGAGGCGGTACGTATCTTATTACGCAAGCGTATTGTTTACCATAACGCATGTACAGCTTTTCAAACCATTTAGGTGCATCAAACTTTAACCACGTTCTAAACACAAACCATTGTGCATTGTCTTTTCCATACACTTCACGTGCTACCCAACAGAAACCACTCATGATAAATGCACTACCTAATGTACCAATCAAACTACCTATGGCATTACCTGCTGCAGTTTTTCCTTGCTCACCTGCAATTGTGCTACGTGTCTTTGCATCTAATTCTGCAATTGCCAAAGCATTAATTCTATCTAAGCTAGCTTCAGCAGATGTCCATGCCCATTCCATAGTATCAGCATAATAATTCCACAGATTATCGTAAGCAGTTTTACTGATATCTAATACAGCCGCAGCGTTTAATTCATTAGCACGATTAACTGCAGCAGTATCAGCAGTGGCAATTTCTCTACGCCACTGTGCATTACTCTGTGCGATTACAAGTTGGTTCTGTGCATTAAACTGGTCACGTTGATTATTTAACTCTGCATTAAAACGCTCTACAGTATTAACCTGACCCGCATTAAACTGTGCCTGTGCATTAGCCTGTGCAGCATTAAACTGTGAAGTTTGAGATGCGAGGCCAGCAAAGAACTGGTCAACTTGATTTTGTGAAGATGCATTAAATTGACGTGCAGCATTTTCTGCAGATTGGTCATTGAACAGTGCTTGTATTCTCTGCTGCGCCTTAAACAAATCTGTCTGCTGTCTATTAGACAAGTTTGCCAAGTCTCTCTGCATAAAGTTCTGTGCATTTTGAACGGCAGCTTGCTGTCTATTATTTAAATTAGCTACATCTAACTGCGACAAAGCAGCAGCTTCTGCCATTACAAGAGCCTGTTGGTTAGACAGGTTTTGCAAATTCATTGTATTAGCAATGCGTGAGTTTTCTAAAGCTATCTGTTGTTCAGCAGTAAAGTTCTGATTAGCTACATCACTAATTTTAGCTGCGTTCATAACCTTTGCTTGAAACGCTTGGTCAAATTCCTGACCTAAGAACTTTGCACGTTGCTCTGCAGCAAGCATTGCTGACTGCTGACGGTTAGATAAATTCTGTGATTCAAACCTAGCAACTGTGCTTGCATCAGCTTGTGCAATAGGCAGTGCGCTTTCCATAGCTGCTTGTACAATAGCCTGACCAGCAAGAGAGGATGAACCCAAACCACGTGCAGCCATAGCTGACATAGCATTACGCATAGCACCTGCAGCCCAAGGGGGTGTAGCACCGTCATCAAAGTCTTGCATCAGGTCTTCTAACTGACCTTGTACCATAGCTTTCTTGCTAGGGTCTGCTTGTGCAGCAGCAGCTTCTGTCTGTGCAGTAACCTTCGCAGCTTTAGCAGCATCTACGCCCGTGCCACTAATTAGTTCACCATCTTGTATTTCACGCTGCACTGGATTATCCATTAGGATACCAGAACCTTGTGCTGCTTCTAAGTTACCTACGGAAGATACTGTTTGTTGAGATGCAACTACTTGAGAGCGAGGGTCATCAGGAGTTGTTTGTGCAGCTTTTACACTATCTACTGCTGCATTTACATCATCAGCAGATTTTTGTGCAGATATTGTTTGAGGGTCAAACTGTTCAGGTGATACAGCTTCTTGTCTACCAGCTAATGCTGTGCCTACACCAACAGTGCCTGTAAGTTTACCTGTGTCTCCACTAAGTTGTTGCTCTTCTGTAAGAGGTGTAGCAGCAGCTTCAGTTTTACCACCTTCAGGAATACCGGGAGAAGTAACTTGACCTACAGTAAAATCAGCTATATTTGTTCCTTCAGTTTTAGTTGTATCTGTCACTGGTTGTCCAGTAACATCATCTCCACCTGTGCCAGTAGCAGCACCACCTGTCTGCATCTTAACTACACCACCACGTGCCATCTGCATAGCTTGTTGTTGATACTGTTGCATCTGCTGCTGTCGCATAGGGTCTTGAGCAACAAACTGATTAAACCCGTCCATGCTCCCTTGATAGCCCATAGAACGTGCTATCTTTTCCATGCCACTTGGTTTGAATGCTTTAAATTGCATCATGGTTTATTTCCTTGTGGTGTTATATATTTTAATTGCTAAGTAACAAATTGATAAGATACCAACAGCCAGAGCAACCCACTGGTTTAGTACTGGTAGCCATACAGGAGCTGATATACCCCCTACTGCAATTGCTAAATCATCTGGTTTCATCTTATAACTCATCAGGCCAATCGGCAATAGGTGGGTTTCCAGTAGGGTTGCCATCATCATCCATAGGCGTGTCAAATAAAGCCATGAACGCTGCATGGTCTGCTGCATTTGTTATCGCTGTCTCTATCTGTCCAGACTTGGTGCGAACTGCCGCACGATATGTTGTCACGTTGGACGGTATTGTTGTTGTGCTGTCTTCAGCTTTGCGTGTTACATACCAATCCGTCGCAGATAATTTATTATTTGCAGTTTGTTTTGTCTGCTCTATATAAACTGTTTTTAATCCCTTTGTGACAAGCTGCTTACCTGTTATAGGGTCAATAACTGCTTTGTTATCACCATCAACTGCCTTTACATCAGTAAGTGACTTTGGTATAAGAGTTCCATCATCTTGTCTACCCCAATAAAAACGATTATCGTAAGGTGCTTCAGATGCAGGTGGGTCTTCCCATGTTAGCCCTGCTGTCTTTTTATCAGCATCAGACCAAATGTTCCAGTTATAAGGATGCTTAGTGCCATCATTATCTGTCCAACCACGTCCTTCTTTAATTATTTTATCGCCATATTTCCACGGCATTACAATCTCCTATTCGGCATTACTATACTTAAATGGCTGTTCAGAAAAAGCAAGGTACACAAAATTATCACCTGATGCATTTGACATGACATTACTCGTACCAATTTCAAAACCGTTACTAAGAAAAAAACAAGAAACTGTAGCAGAATTACCCTCTGAGTTTGATATATCCGCTTGTAAAAATTTAACTCCTGATGTTCCTCCGGTTCCATCTGGTCTAGTGTTATCAAACATACCCCAATCTGCACCAGTTCCTTCATCAATGCTTTTTATCAAAAGAAAAGCAGGTTTAAAACCTGTGTAAACAAATGTAGTTGCATTATTTCCAACATAAGTACCAACTTTGCTGTAACCATCAACGCTGTGAAAACAATACGCAATGTAATTGTTTGACAAGTTTAAAATATTCGTACCATTGTAAGTTCTAAAACCAAATGTTTCATATGTTATGTAATGAGCAGAATTTTCTTGGGCATCGTTATTGGAGGTGTTCAATGACAGTAATTTATTTGCAGAAAGAAGATTGCTATTCACGCCCCAATTGTAAGTATTATCATCTCGATTTTTTGTTATTACTAATTTATCTTTCCCTGACCAACTCAACCCCACACCTATTGTCTGTTGGCTTGTTGCACCAGTTCCAGTGTAGCTAACTATACTAAATCCTGCCTCAGTATTTGCAGAAACTGTTGATTGCACTGACCCATCAAAATTGCTTGAGCCATGAGTGCTATTAGTGTTAATTTGACCACCCATTCCAGAATGATACTGGCAATAATAATAAAGGGTTGGCGCACCTGCTGCTACTGTAATTGTAGTTGTGTAAGCAGAATCATCTTTGACCACACCTGTTGTGTATTCAGTACCTCCACCGTGTGTGCCATTGGATGTAGTGCTAAACCTTATCGGATGACCTTGTGCTGATACAACCCCATTGGTTCCATCATCTGACCAATCAAAAACATATGTGCCGCCCTCTTGCAATTCTATCGTTGGTGCGTAGGTTGCAAATGTTGCACTATCTGCACTATTTCTAAATCTATATTTATTTGCGCCATCGTTATCAACAACGACTTTATAAGTTTGGGTAGTAGGCGTAGTTCCTCCAGCCAGCCAGTTCCATGCAACATAGGTTGAAGTATTATTGTTAGTATCTGAACCATCTCCCACAGAGAAACCGTCACTGTCAAAACTTGTCAGGTTTGTTGTGCCTAAATAGGTTGAACTTTCTTCACTGTTTTTTTCATTTGAATAAAGTCGCTTATGGTCACTACTAACAATTCGCAAACTGTCATAAAGATTATGATATGCTGTGCCACTACGCTGCTTAATCCATACCCAATCAGGTTGAAAACCTACGCCTGTAACGCTTCTTGTTGAGCCTGTACCAGTGTACAACACCGTATTAAAATGGTCTGATGACTCTTCGTTCTCTGCAGGGTCAATAGCAGGGTCAGGTAGGTTGGCCGAACAAAGGGCTAAAAAACCTGAAGGTGGTGTGTAATAAAAATCACCTACACCATTATCATCTGATGCTGCTGCTGACCCAGATGTTTTATTATTAGCAAAAGAACTATCTTGACCAAAATTAACTACATTTACATTAGATGTTCCGTAAGCTGAGTTAGCTGGAAACCAATCATGTTCGTTTATACTAGATATTGTATAAACTAGACTATTATTCTTATAAAATTTTAATTCACCCGCATCTGCATCAAATGAACATCCAATTATATCGCCTGTTGTGTAAGATGTCTGGCCTGACGCTGATGCTGTACCAGAGGTAATACCATCACCAGATGTTCCATATATAAATGTTGACTGATAACCAAACCCAGAAACATTCCCATTAGGGTCATACCCAACAAAAGCATTAGCATTAGCATTTGTACCTTTGGTTATCCCTACATTTGAAACATTTTGTGCTTGTATTAATGTTTCCCAATACCACTTTCCAGACCGCATAGCAAAAGTACCATTTGCTAAAGCATAGTTACTGTCTCCTGTAAACTTAAGATTGCCTTCTGAAAAACTTTGGACTGTACCACCGTTTGTAAAAAGTGGATTCAGTGTGCAAAAATTATTTGTAGGGCTGTCTAACACCACATCATCTGCTACAAGACCCCCGACTGTAAAGGCAGGACTTAGAGTATTGCCGCCTGTGTTATCACCTATTGAAGAACTGTCTTGAAACTTTAATCTATAACCGTTCGTACCAAATGTTAAACCAGATGTATCTTTAGGAACCCAAATGCCAGCTTTTGTTTCACCAAATGAATCTGCATCTAAAGCAGTTCCGTCAATAAAATTAACTTCTGCCAAGTAACCGCTAAGATTGTCTGTACTTGCTCGTGAAGAGCTACCAACATAATGCGTTGCGCCTGTCCAGTTTAAATATGTATCAAGAGTAGCTGATGATGGAGCAGTACTAGTTTGAAACGAAGTTATTTGCGTACCGTTTACATATATTTTTACTCTATCTGTACTTGTTGCCTGAGTTATATCTACTTCTACAACAAAATGATACCAAGCAGATGGGTCTGTAAAAACAGCATTTGTTTCATAAAAAATTTCATAACCACCTGTATATTGGTAGAAAGAAATAATGTCGATTTTTGACCCTGAGTAATAAAATGCAAAATGTGTAGAACTTCCAGTGTAAGGGCCAGCACTAAAAAGCGTGTAAAAATTTTGCGAAGTTCCAAGAACTGAGCGTTTTACCCAACCACTCCAAGTCCATGTCCTTCGGTTGCCTGTTGTACCGGGTGTGCGAGATAAAACAGCACTACTACCACTATCAAAACGTGCGGATTGGTCTATAGAGTGTGAATAAAATTGACTAGGTTTAAACCACTGTGAAGAGCCTAATGGACCTGACATTTATTTTTCCTATGAAAAAGCAAGCTGTGGGCTACCCAACAGTATAGAGTTATCTGCTTTTATAATATAAGGAACTAAATCAACTGCACTATTTGCAGAAGAAAGAGTTATAGAACCACCACCACCCGGTACTTCATAATCACTAGCAACAGAAAGAAGTCCTTGGCCGCCAGAACTTGGTTGAGTAAATAGTATAAAACCAGACTGACCTATGTTACCTGCTTCTGTAGTTGGATTAGCTAGAGTATTTGACCCAGAAGACAAAGTTACAAAAAAGTTTTGATAAGTATCAAAGTCTAAAGTAAGACCACTAGAGGTATTAGTATTACCCTGTAAACCTGTGTTATATGTAACTGCCCCGTTGTATACAATAGTTCCTGTATATGTACCACCTGTAGCTGGCACAGTATCAGCTACACTAAATACATCGTACACTACAACTTCAACTACATCACTTGCAGCTAGAGCAGATAAGCCAGCAATTGTGTTAGCAGTGCTTGTGTTGTAATCTGTACCAGCAACAAGCGTAATACCATTAAGCATAACATCTACATATAAACCATCCGTAAATGCAAGTGTTAAACCATTATCATCTGTGCCAGAGACAGATGTGCCGCCAGCACCTGACTGTGTGAAATAGTATCTTTGTCTAACACCAAACTCTGGGGATTTACCTATATATGGCATTTATGACCACTCCTCTGTAGGCACAGTAGGCCAAGTTTCTGATGCTGTGTCTGATGTGTTGCTATCATTTCTTCTGCGTATTACACGAAGAGCAGCTCTGTACGTATTAAATGCGGTCACACAGTTATCCGTTAGACCGCTATTAGGAATCTGCGTCCAATCTGTAGCCGCTAAAGCTAACTCAGCCGCTACTTGTGCGTTAGGTGCAGCTAAAATTCTAGTTGTTAAATCTGTCATTACGCAATCTCCAAAAGTGTAACAGTACTTACTGGGTTTGTGTCATAATGAGTTCCTTGCTGATTGCCGTATGACCTATTTATATATAGAGCATAACTTTGCCAAAGATAAAAACCGACTGCAAAATTATAAGTAATTGACGATGTTGTGTTTGGGTGGTCAAGTAAACTCATGCTAATTGGCTGTATTTCATAATTGGGAGTAACACTTGTATTGTAATTATTAAAAACCCCCGTTCCTTTAGGTGTAGCATTTGATGTTTGCCCTCTTAAAGCATTGCCACTTGAATCAGTAAGATAAGAACCACCACAGGGAGATGTATCGGTATAATTTATTTGTGTTGATGAAGTCGTTGAAGTGGCATTTTTAATAACATGAATACCAAAATCATATGCATGGTTAAAACCAAGATAAACTGTGGCTTGGTAAAGTATTCTGCTACTTGTTGAAGTAGGTGTAATAGAACAATTTAAACCTGTTACAACTTCTAGTTTACCATTATCTGATGCTGAAGCTGAAGCATTTAAACTAAATGCAAAATCATCTGGATAGTTTGTTGTTACACATTGCAATACACTACCAGATGGCATCGCACCTCGTGGTAAACTACTAGCTCCCGATAAAAGATTAGCTGCGTCTCTTGCTCTACTCATATTTTACTCCGGGTTTGTAGGCCAAGTTACATCATCTAGTGATGTAGCATTGTCTGTAATGTCACGAAGGGCTTGCCTATAATTTATCTGTGCTTGCGTCATAGTGCGGTCAGATAAAGCCCAGACATCTGTAACCTGTAGTTTTTTATTACGTTCAGTTCGCAAATAATTTAATTTTTCTTCAGCAGTAAATGTTGGCTGAGTATACTCTATTCGCTCTACTTCACCTGTAATCGCATTAGTTCTTTTTTCTATAGCCATAAATCACCTACTTGTAGTATGCCTTAATTGTGCCGCCATTTATTGTTCCAGCACTAACAGACACTGAAATTCTATCTAATGTGCCACCTAAAGCCACTCTTCCAGCCCAATGTTCTATAACGTCATAATCACCGTCACTATCTCTCACAATCCCATTATATACCCATGTATTAGAAGCTATATTCCAAAAATAAAACTGTCCTGACCAATTAGAACCTGAACCCCAGTTTCCCATTCTACCTATTGCATAGTCTGTATTTTCAACATGACCAACAACATTGTTAGGGTCATAAATCCAATTTACAGAAGACTTGTATCCGCTTGTTACTATGCCACCACTTGTTCCTAATCGTATGCCCCAATTATCTGGAGTGTCACTAGAATGAGTTACACTATCCCATACCATATATAATTCAGTTATTGTGCTAGGTAGACCAGTAATAGTTTCTGTTGCAGAATCAAGTGTTCCTATAGAGGCAGTTTCAGTCCAACCAAGAGTCCCTGTTACTGTGCCAGTAAACGCAAAGGTATCAGCAAGGTTCATGCTTTCGGCTTGTATTTTTGATAATGCCATTACTATTCCTATTCTGGTTTTGTAGGCCAATCACTAGCTGACAGGTTAGGCCAGTTAGAATGTTTTGTGATATCACGAAGGGCTTGACGATATGCTGCCTGTTCAGTAGTCATAGTGCGGTCAGAAGTAGCCCACCAATCTGTGCCTAGTAATGCCATATCCCGTGCTTCTCTCCAAGCTTTTTCTTCTTTGCTAATGGTTGACATTACTTACTCCTATGCGTCAGTTGTTTGGTAAGTAACAGAAGCCGTTAAACTTGCTCCACTACTTTTAAAATACTGAATTTGTATATCTCCTGCCCCGCTTGTTGTAGGGAATTTCATGCTAGCTGTATTAGTATTAGGCAACATAAAACCCATTGGCGGATAACCAGCAACCCATCCCGATGTCCAGTTTGCAAAATCTCCAACAGTTAGTGCAGGGTAATAGCTAGTAATATTTGAAACAGTAAATGGAAATCCTGTAAATCTAAGTGTGTCAGTATCTGCACCATTATTAGTATAATTAATAGTAGCCACCTCTAATGTAAGTCTAAAATATGCGTGTACTACATTACCTATGCGTTCATATCTTCCGATTTGTTCTGTGTTAGTACCACTAAAAACTGTTGCCGTTGAGTCGGTAGCCCCACTGCTAGTAGCTACAGGTGTCCAAGTACCAGTGCGATAAAAAGCATTGGTAGTTAAATCAGTCATTTTAAAATTACTAGACTGTAAGCTAAGTGCGTTAGTGGATGCTCCTGCAGTAGCTGTAAGTGTACCAGCTGTTATAGAAGCTCCAGAAGGTAAAGTTGCAGTGCCTATAGCTTTTCCCTGAAACACTACATAAAAATCATCAGTAGTTTCTACATCGCCTGTCATAGTAAGTGTAGTGCCAGATACAGTATATGCAACGCTTGGCTCTTGCCGCACGTTGTTGACAAACACTTCAATATCATTCGCACTGCCAACTGCAGTATTTAAGGTAAACCCTCTTTTTGCAGGACTGCCAGAAACACCTGTTAAATCTTGGTACTCAACAGATGAAAATCTATTTGTTGGGTTAGTACCTATATAAGGCATTAGGTTATCTCCATAATACTCAAAGTAGCATCAATTTTTCCAGCAACATCGCAATCAATTTTTAACACGTCAGTGGTTTGAAGAACTACTTTATTACCTGCTAAAAGTTCTACTGAAGAACCTGCAGGTATAGGAATATCTTTAACCAATAAAACTGTTTCATTTGTTTCTGTATCAGAAGTATTTGATACTAATTGCACATCAGCAGTTACCTGACTTGTATGTATATTACATAGCATAAGACCCAATACAACACTAGTTGTACTAGATGGAACTGTATACAATGTAAGAGGTGTACCTGCCGATGTTGGCATAGCCCCATTAGTTTTGAGTTTAAAAGTGTTTGCCATTTTTTACTCCAAAGCTGATATAATTATACCAGATTTCTCCTTTTTTGTCAAGCGTTAATTATCCAAGTGCAATTGCTAATGCTGTTGCTGATTCTTCTGCAAATGACCTTGTAGAAACTGTTCCCGATTCATCCGCAAATGTAAAGGTTCTATTAGCTGTTGGGTCTGTAATAGCAAAAGTAGTTGTAATGCTATCCCCTGTTGTAGAACCATCAAAAGTTATACCTGTATCTGTTATATTACTGGCTGCACCAACCTGACTAGCTACATACGCTTTAATTGATTGTTGAGTAGCTAAAGCAGTATCACTATCTGATGCCATGTTATCTTCATCAAGAATAGCGGTTACGGTTGCACCAGAAGCAAGTGTTAAGTTTGTGCTTGCTGTTACAGTAGTACCTGCAAGAGCAGCAAATGTACCAGCAGCAGCACTATTAGCACCTATTGTTGTGCCATCTATTTCACCACCAGCAATGTCTACTTTAGTAATATCAACTTCACCAGTGCCATTTGGTGTAAGTGCAATGTTACCATCAGTGTCTGTAGACGTAATAGCATTACCATTAACATTAATGTTATCTACCTGCAGTTCTGTAACAGCACTATTAGTACCTAATGTTACAGCATCAATAGCACCGCTATCAATATCTACTTTGGTAATGTCAACTTCGCCTGCACCGTTTGGAGTGATAGCAATATTACCATCAGTATTTGTGCTAATAATGGTATTACCATTAACATTAATATTACCGATAGTAGCACCACTACCATTTAATTTTAAGCGTTCTGCCGCCGCACCACCAGATGACATGGTTTTAAATAGCATGTCAAATTCTTCGGATGTTGGAGTTAGTCCACTAGCAGATGACTCAATAACACCGCCAATTTCTAAATTACCTGAAGCAGTTTCAGTAGAAAACTCAATGCCTGTTCCTATACCAACAGCAGGTGTACCACTACTTTGTACCTGCAGTTTAAGCAAGTCAGTTACAGCGTTGGTTGTTGAATTTTCTACATTAAGAACAAGACCTGTATCTGCTACATGAGTAAGAGTTACATCTGTAGGTGCTGCACCGAAGTTTATAATAGCACCATCTGAAGACAGTGTAATATCATCACCTACATCTAAATCACCATTAATATCTAAATCATCTGTAATATTTACGCCAGTTGTAGATACTTCTAAACGAGTAGTACCACCTTGCTGTAGTTTAAGACTACCAGTACCAGCATCATTAATAATGCTATCACTTGCATCATGAAATATTTCTAGGTCATTACCTGTACCAAATCTAATTTTATCATTATCAATAAGGTCAATGCCAGTGCCAGCAGTAATATTACCATTACCTAATATTTCACTTAATGTGTCTGATGCACCTACTGTAGAATCTACATACGCTTTAATTGATTGTTGTGTAGCCAATGAAGTATTGCTATCTGATGCCATATTATCTTCATCTAATATAGCAGTAACAGTAGCCCCACTAGCTAATGTCAAATTAGTGCTTGCTGTAAGATTAGTAAATGTACCTGCTGCCGCAGAATTAGCACCCACAATAGCACCATCAATTGCGCCAGCATCAATATCTACGGTAGGAAGATTTGCCGTTCCTTGTAAATGCAAATCTTTAAATTTAAGAAGTGTTGTACCGATATCAAGTGTGTTATTAGACTTTGGTTTTATTTCAGTTGTACTGGCTACAAAATCTTGAGCAGGACCAAGCACAGTAATAGGTCCACCCTCGCCTGATGTACCATCGTGCGTGTGACCTGTGCTACCATTAAAAGCAGCTTCAATGGCATCGTATTCACCATCAAAGTCTGCAGCGTTAATAATATTACCATCAGCAATATTATTGGCGGTATCATTTCTGGTATAACCTGTTCCCATGTTATCTACCTTCTATCGTGTTCTGCATATTCAACTGTTAATGCATCAATGGAATATGGAGGGTCCGTGCTTGTGGATGTAAACTGAAAAGATACAGTATTGCCTGAACCTACTACTTGCGTTTCAAAAAGTTTAAGTAGTTTAGTTCCAAAACTTGTGGAACCAAATATTCCCACACCATAAAATCCAACCTGTCCTTGTGTGTTAAGAATGCGAATAGGCGAAGGTTGAATAGTACCCGAACTATCAAAGTCCAGTTTTAAACTAACATCAAAGTTTACACTACCTTGTGGGTCAGAATACAAAAACAACTTGTAAAATGTTTTGCGTATTCGTGGGTCTCTAATAGGCAAATGTGGAGTGGCAAACGTAGTTTGAATATTATCCCCATCAAATGAATTACCACTTTCCATTTGATATACATAGCCATCGTTATTTGAAAACAGTACTACTTCAACATTTTCGTTGTAGTTACTATCTGCCACATACGCACGTATACCACGTGTCTCTGCCCATGCCATGCCCTCACCACCTTGTGGTGCAAACTGTGTAGCTAGAATACCTTGAGCATTTTCTGCAGTAATATTATTGTTATATCCTAACAATCTATACTGCGACTTTTCTCTAATTACACAACTGGTAAAGCTAGTATTTGCTGCAATAAAATCGGTTATATTAGACTGAATATTCTTGGAAACAGAGGCTAGTCCAAAGTCTCCAATTCTATCTGTACCACTTACAAGCCTTAATCCATCTGGCGCAAGAAACATAATATCGCCAGCAATTTCTTGAATTGTATCCGAATCAATACAGCCTATATCCATAGTAATTGGCTGTAAGTTAAAATCTGCAATCGTAGTACCAAGTAATTGATGTATGCTGCGTTCAGTAAAAATAATTAAGTTTTGCCTAAACACAGCTAGGCCAGTAATTGTTGTGCCTACATTAATTACACCAGAACCATTTGCTGCAGTAAAGTCTGTATCTGTGTATGGAGCAGTAAAAGTTAGGTTACTTCCTTTTGCAAAAAATAAATGTTTTTTTGCTTCTTCTACGAAAGATGCTCCAATTACTCCTGTAGGTGCAGTATCTAATACAGTAAACGTAGCATCATCATACAGTGCAGGTGCGTTAAGACCATCTACAATTGCTATTTTTTCTGTGCCGTTAAAGTTGTACTTTGCAAATCTAGTTTTACCAGCAGTCTCTCTACTAACAGAGAGAAAAGTAATAACAGCATTATCTGCGGGGCTACTAGCCAAGTTTGGATTAATATTTAATGTAGTACCGCCAGATGTTACTGTAGCATCTGATGTAACTGTATAAACTAAATCTATACCAGCAACTTTAAATACATCACCTGCTTGTGGTGCAGAGGTAAGACCATCAATAGCAAGTGTTCCACCAGTTTGACTTGCGCCATTTACAAGAGGTGTACCATAATCAGGCACATTAATCTTTGTAAATCCAGACCCACCCGTTTTAAATATGTCTGCATTTTTACAGACAATAGCGTTATCTTCCCAAGAGGCAACACCTAATGTAAGATAATTAGATGTTGTAGTTTTAAATGTAACCGCTGCTGCATTAGCAGGACTACTAGCAAGAGAAGTTGTTAGTGTTAGTGTTGCTCTATTGTTAGTAGCATCAAATGTGACACCGCCAGATGCAATAGTATATGTGCCAGTTACACCTGCAATTTGTAAAGTATCACCTGCTTCTGGTGACGTATGACAAGCAGCTATAATAAGTGTTGTGCCTGACTGACTAGCACCGTGTACAACTGGCGCACCATACGGTGGTATAATATTACTGTCGTACTTAGTAAAACCTTCAATTCTTCTGTAACCACCTTCTACAGATGGTTCAAAGTTTCGCAGTATTCTTGCACTTCCCGGTGCGTTAACACCTTGCTGCAAGGGAGAAAGGTTTGTTATCAGACCACCACGAAACTCAACAGGATAGGTTTGCCATGCATCCATCGTGTTAGCCCTTATAAATTAAGACCTGTGTTTGCTCCGCCTGTATTACGAGTAATCATATAGGAACGCACATAAGGTGTACGATTAATCAATTGTGAACGCATGTGTTTAATACCCTCATCAAACTTTTGTTTTGCTATTGTAGCCGCTTGCGAGTTACTTCTAAACATATATGCGTGGTACATAGCACCATCTATAATAATGTGTCTAAAGCGTTCTGGTATATTTGTTGTATCTGTTGCTCCAGATAAGTCGGTAGGAAAAGTATAATACTCATATACTACTTCATATGCTTTATTTGGTTCTGGTGATAATATGTATTCTAAATCAGGTGCTTGTATGACATAAATAGGAACACCTTGATTAGAAGTTGAGTTATACTCTTGCTGTACATACTTATCTAAATATTCTTCATAAGCTACTTCACTTAATCTAGTGGTAGCATTACCAAGCGTAGTATTTTCTTTTATTCTAAATGTTTTAAAATTAATAACTTTAGCATCTGTTGGAAATGCGTAACGGCTAGTGTTAGCTACTAATGTAGTTGTTTGCGTTACATGATTAAAAGGCCAATTATATTCTGACTGATTTAAATATCTTATGGAAGCGTTTACTGCATCTTTAGCCTGTGAGTAAAATCCTGTTGCAGTTGCAAAATTAGCTGAAGTGAGTTCTACCTCATTCAGCCGTCTGTTTACATCATTTACTAGACCCAGAAAATCGTATGCCATGTTTTTCCCTTAGAGAAAGTGAGGGGCAAGTTGCCCTGCCCCGTCACATTATTTATGCAAGTGTGTCACGGTCTACTTCGTCAGCAGCCATTTCACCAAGGCCATCAATGTTCATCAACACAGCAAAAATACGAATTTTTCCTGCATTTGGTGCAGTTGATGTCGCTTGAAGTTCTAAGTCAATGGTATCTTCCGCTGTGCAAATAACAGGGTTAGCTGCTGTTGCTGCAGGAGTTAGATATCCAATTCCAGAAGACAAGTTTGTTGCGTTGTCATCAATATCAACGGCAGAAACATATCCAGTTACATCTGTACCACCGATTTGGTCTCCACTACCAGTGAAGCCAAGGTTTACAGTGTTTCCATCTGCTGCCGTTTGAACAGCTTCAATCATTTCAGCACCTGCTGTCAACACCATAGTATTGGCTGGTACAGAAATTGCTTCAACAATATCACCTGCTGAAAGGCTGTTAATTGCAGAGTTGGAAAAATCTAGAGTAGTTTCAACCATGTAAGGCTGACGACCACGTGCGCCTGCTCCACGTACAGAGGTTTTAAGTGTACTAACTGTAGCCATTTTAACCCTCCCTTATGCCAAGCAGTAAGCGGCAGTTGCGATTGCTTCAGGACGAAGAATCTTTCTGCCATACAGATGCATACCACGAACGATGTCAGCAAAGCTGTCAGGGTCACGGTAAGTTTCAGTCTTATTAATCTGCTCTGCAGTTGCGACAGCAGATGAATGACCAGCCACGATAATGCCCATGTTTGACGTGTTAGGACCGCCTGTAGTTGCAGGGCCAGTACCCAGCGAAGGCAAGTTGTTAGACGAATAAACTTGGAAACCGTGAAGGTTATTTACAACAAGACCATTCTGAAGACCAGAACCACCAAAGTCAGAATTCAGAAGACGTGAATCTTCATCCTTCAATACTTCAATGAAAACCGGGTCAAGAACTAGCCAGCGTCCTTGGGTATCAACATTCTGTTGGTCCATCAGACGTGACATACGTGCAATGATTTGCAGCGGAAATGCGTTACCAGCAGTGCTGGACTTAGCAGCCGTTGCGCCACCTGCACGTGGCTCAATACCAATACAATTGTTTGCAGAACCTGCAGAACCTGATGTATTAGTAAAGTCAGATGCGTCCAAAGACATAGACGCAAGCAATTCAGCACCAACAAGGTTAGCACCATCAGAAGCTGTGGATACAGCTTTGCCACCATTAACAGTTGTGTTAACAGTGTTAGCAGCACCGTGAATAGCTGATTGCTTAAAGCCTGACAAGTAGCCAAGAACGTCTTGGTCAAACTGGTCAGCAAGGCGATAAGCAGCACGGTCACTTGCCAAAGATTGGAAGTTTACGTGGCTATGTGCCTCTTCAATGTCATCAACCTTAAATGCAAAGTAGTTAGCTTTGTCAATTGTCAGGTTGAAGTCTTCATCGTCAAGGTCTTGAGGAGTGATAGTAGTACCACGCTCATATGCCTTAACTGTAATTTCGGGTTCCTTGATAATCTTAACGGAATCACCCATTTGTGCAATTTCACCAAAGTAATCATTATTGGTGATAGCTTCAACAATAGATGCCTTGCGAAAAGCAAGTTGCACCTGTTTGCTGTAAATTACGGGCGAAAAATTACCGTTAGGAAGATTACCATACCCGGCAGCGGATGTAAATGCCATGATATAATCTCCTAGTTTAGCATTTTTCTACAGATGCAAACTCACCAAACTAATCAGGGGCTAATTTATTTGGGTGTGTATTCTAATAAGGTGGCCGCCCTACTATTCAACAGGCCAAATTCGTCAGGTAATCCGTAAGCTGTGCTTGTTTGCTGTTATGTGTGGACATATTGCGCTATACATCCACACTTGGTTACATATAGTTATACTGAAAAATAACTATTTGTCAACACTTTTTTTATCTGGCAGAACCAGACATATCATAGATAAACTTTCCTGTACGGATAGCTTCCATAATTTCGTCAGAGCGTTTCTCATATTCTTTAGGTGACATTGCCTGAACCTGAGACTCTGTTAGATAAGTGGAAGATTCGTCTGTTTGAGGTGCGCTTCTATTGCTTTTAGTGGACACCGCTTCAGCAGCACCTTTATCTTTCTTAGACTTCTTCTCACTTTTTATTCCTTTATCTGCTTTGTACAGGTCAATAGCCCGTGCTGCTGACCGTGCATCATTATCATTTTCATACAATGCATCCTGTACCCATTTAGGCTGCTCATCAGCCCAATCATGAAAATCATCGCTGTCACGAATCTCTCCAAAGTCAGGATGTAATCTCATTAACTCAGCTTCAGCTTTTTCTTTTGTAGCTGACTGCTGCATCTCATCAATTGCTTTCATGCGGTCTTCAAGCAGACTTGTTTGCTCTGCTGCTTTTTTCATAGCAATTGTTTCTACAATTTTTGCTACATCAGGATATTCTGCTGCCCACTCTTCGATGTCTTCATCTGACTTAGGCAGCTTCATTTCTTTTTGTGCTGCAACAGAAAGCTGACGCTTTAAATCATCAATCTCTTTCTTTAACTCTTCAGCTTGTTTTTGCTGATGCCTACGTAAGTCAGAGTAACGCTTCTTAAATGTCTTTTCCTCTGCGTTAGTAGGTTCAGCTTCTTGTTCTACAGGTTCTTCTACCTCACCTGCGTTTTCTTTTATAAGCTGTTCTAGTTCTGCTTCTTCACGTTGACGTTTTTCTTCGTTTGTGTATTTACGATTTGCAAATGCAACTTTCTTTTCTGGTTGCATCTCTTCTGCCATAATAGCTGCTTCAGCCATCTTTTTCTCCTTATGGGGCTAACCGTAGCCAGTGTTGGGGGGTTAGGTAGCCATTGATATGTGGATTATTTTTTAGAAGCTAACCCACTTTGCTTCATCTGTTTAGCAAGTTTATCTTTTTTTATTAAGCCACCTTCAGCAACCATTGCTTCACCTGTAGATGTCTCATAACCTGCACCACCGAAATCTGTGCCACTTGGACCTGAATCAAATGCAGATTGTACACCGCTTTCGCCGCTCTCACCACTATCAAATCCACCAAATATATTAGGTCCACCTGTTCTTGCTATTTGTTCTTGTGTTCTTTGTCTGGCAGCATCTGCTCTTGCTTTTTGTTCTGCTTGCATTTCAGTGCGTAATTGAGATGCAGATTTTTTAGTACCGTCAGGATTAGTTGGGCTAATACCGTATGCACTAGCTGCTCGTGCTGCAGATTCACGTTCTGCCCTTTTCTCTGCGCCTTTTTCTTTTGCGGCTTCTTCTTGTTTTGTTTTTGTGTCTGATTTTTTAGCAGCTTCTTCTTCTTCTTTTACAGCCTTTTCCATAGCAGCAGGAATATCTATTGTTGTTAGTTGTGCTGTACTTTGACCTTTGTATTCTATTCCATATTGTTTAGCTAAATTTTCAGCCATTCTATTATCAACATCTTTACTATAACCATCTTTAGCATCTAAACCTTTTTGAACTTCAAACATTTGGTCAAGCATTTGCTGCCTATCTGAACCAAATCTGTCTCCAATAATTTCATCATACAAATCTTGTGTCATAGCTATTGTTGTGCCAAACTTATCGGTAAGAGTTCTTTGGTCTTGATTTGTAAAACCAGTTACAGTATCTTTTATTCCAGCTACTATGCCAGTTGTAGGTCGTGTTTTACTGGATGCTGTGCCTGTTGCATATCTAGTAGTTCCTTTTACTTGACCGGGTTTAAAACTACTAACAGCCGTTTTACCTTCAGTTTTAACATTTTCTTTAGTGATAACCGTACCACCAAGATTTATAGTATTTTTACCTGCAAATGGGTCTGATTGTTCATCACTTTCTTGTTGAGTAGAAGCAGGGGCAGTTGTTTGAGTAGTGGTAGTTTTTGCAGTATCTACTGCCTCACTCTTTAATTTAAAACCCTCTGGAATTGGGTAAATAGGATTACCATCTTTAAATGGTATTTGCATTTCTTGCCCAGCATCATTGACGTATGTTTTTAACTCATCATATCCACCGGGAGATGGTTCAGCAATACCACCCATAAAGTCTGTAAACGAACCGGGTGTTTGTTGACCTAACATTGGCACAGCCTGTTGTTGCGGTGGTGTATAAGTTTGTGCTACTGGTTGACCTATTGTTGGTGCTGTGTAAGGAATATATCCTGTAGGAGCAGTAGCAAACTGAGAAGGTTGATAACCTTGAATACCTGTAAATGTAGGTTGCTGAATAAATCCAGTTGGCTGCTGAACAAAACCACCCGTTTGAAATTCTAACACACCATCGTCTTCCATGTCAAGGTCTGACATGTCAAAAGGTACATCATCAGGAATAACTGCCTCATCAGAATTACCCATCTGACCCATCTTGTCCATCATTTCCAAACCACGTTTTGCTTCTTGTCGCATCTGCATTAGTTTTTCAAGACCTATATATCTTACAACATCTGCTGGAAATACAAACTCGCCCTCACTCAACTGAGCAGGAATATCATCACGAACTTCTTCTTGTGTAGAACCTACAGGCACTTCGTTACCTGACTCTGGGTCAACTGTGCCGCCCTCTTGCATCAGGCCACCTTCGTCAAATGCACCCTCTACAGGTTCAAACAATTCCATTTGTTTTTTCAATGCCATTTACTTCATCCCGCAAATATTTAAGTTTACGTAAAGCTGTGATAGCACCTTGCTGACGGTGCATCATTATTGTATCGTCTGATTGCTCTAGCACCTTTTGGTGCTGCTCAATAGCTAAGTCTATATAACTATTGAATGCTTCCCACTGGCGGTTGTTGCCCACCATCGGCTTGAGGCGGCTGAGTACCTGCTGCTTGTTCATTTCCACTAAATCCTTGTTCACCCGGAACTGGTGCTTGACCAGTGCCTATGTTTCCACCACCAGCACCTGTTGGGTCAAGTGGCGCACCTGTTGCTTGAGGCTGCTGTTGTTCTGCTGGTGCTTGAAACTGTTTCATTATTTCTGCTTGCAGTGCAGCTTCACTCATATTGTTGGTTACTTTATCGGGGTCAAGGTCCATTGACTTTGCAATTTCACTAATAACATATTGAAACTTTGCAAAGGGTGCAAGTGCTGGGTTACTTGCAATTTGTAAGAACTGCATTAGTCTTTGGCTACGAACTTCGTTTGCCATTAGACTTTCTGTGCCACGTGCCTTTACTTCTAAGTCACCTTTTATTTCTGGGTCAAAATCAAACTGCATATTAAAACGGAAAAAACCTTCGCCCAATGGACGCAGTAAGTAATCATCTACGTTTTTAATAACAGTTTTAATACTACCACTAGCAGCATTCATCAGCATTGAAATGCCTGATGCTGTACGACCTACACCAGATACACCTGTCTGTCCATGTGCAAAACTAGGCATACCTGTTGACTCATCTGCAAGTTGACGTGCTTTGTCAAATAGCATCATGTTTTCTGATGATACATTTGGAAACTTCGTGCCAAAGATTGCTTGGCCCGGTGCGCCACCTTGTCTACGAAATACTTTGCCCGGATACAATGATAGGTCTTGACCGGGTACTAAATTAGTTTCATCTACTTCAACAAGCATGTTACCTGATAATACCGCATTGTCTACAGCCATACGCATAAAACCATTCATCAGTGTTTGCGTATCGTCCATGTTTTCGGCAATGCCAACTCCAAAGAAACTATATGGGTTTAGTTCGTATGGAGCAGCACAGTACGGTATCTTAGCAGGTTTAAATGGATTAAGAACCATACGGATAAGTTTATTATTACAAATCCAAATGTTTGCTTGCAGTTCATCAAAGTCTTTTAACTCATCTGGTATTTCAACATTTTGCTCTTCAAGCATTTCGGTATCAACCATGCCCCAATACTCAAGGACTTCAAAGCGGTCAATACCATGTTCTGGTGCATAGTCAGATAAGTCATCTTCCCAATACTTTTTATCGTAGTTTTCACCCATCTGAATACATTCATCAATAACTTGACCACGAAAGTATGGGCGTTTTTTTAACATACGCATTTGTGAACGAGACATTTTGTGACGTTCAATCACAAACTGTGCCTCATCCATATTGTTTGCATCTGGGTCTGGATAAAAGTTCCACACAGATACATGGTCTACTTGTGGTACAGTTTTAAACATTGGGTCATAGTTGCCATCAGCATCCCAATTAGGATACTCTTTGTCTTTAGCAAACGGACCTTTCATTATACCCGTACCAAACAGTGCCATTTCAAATGAACTGCTACGCAGATTTTTATTTGCACCAGACTCTTCAAGTTGGTCATGTATTTTCTTCTGCATCTTTTTAGCTGCAATCATTGCAGGGCTAAATTCAATAGCAGTGGGTGTTTTACCCGGACCTTCTCTCAGTTTATCTTGAACAGGTTCTAGTTTGTTTTGGAGGACACCGAGTTTTTCAGACAGCGTTTTAGCTGTTGCACCCGGTGGCAAATCTTGTCCATCTCCCCTAAAACCATACGGACTTGTAAGCGCAGTAGACGCCTGCATCTGTTCCGGCTCTTTTGGGTCAAAATGTACATCGGCAACTACTCCTTCAGGAAGTTCTGTAGGCTCAATAGAAAGAGGAAACTTATTATTAGCAAATAAAACATCAACGATTTGACCATACGCAGCAAGCGTTTTAGTCTTGGTAACTTTAATGAAGACACGTGACTTTTCCGTTTCTGTAAACTGTACATCCGGGCCATATAAACCCCGATAGTTTCTGTAAGACTGCAGCCATCTTTCCTCATCTTGATAGCGATAGTCTTCGGCTCGTTTAAAACGCTCAATAATAAAAGGTATAATGTTAGATACATCTGCGTCAAAAGAAGTAGAATCTTCTGTATCTTCTAATGCAATAGCATCATCTTCAATCATGATGTCATCTTCATTCATGCTTTTATTCCTTAGTATCCAAAGGTAGCATCTGCAACTCGCATACCGCCACCGGGCCTACCCATTGGGTCATAATCAAATATACTAAATCTTGGTCGTGACATTATACCATATCTCAACGCATCGTACAAGTGGTCTTCTGCTTTTGTATCCACATCCTCTGGATTCTTTTTATCCAACGGAATGGATGGTAGCTGGGAGATAATGTTTGTGCAACTATCAAAGAAAACAAGTCTAGGCTCCTCTGTAAATTCATCTACCTGCAACCGCCTGTGTATTTCGTTTTTACCTGCTACACGACTACCACGGCTGCGGTCTGATGGTCTCCACCTACAACCTCTGCTTATCATCTGTTCCGCAAGAGATGGTCCAGTATCACCACGTTTGTGCCACAGAGAACTATCAAGAACACCGTACTTAATATTTCCATCACTGGCTTCTAACTCTAGTATCATGTCAGCTAAGTCAGTAGCTAGGACTTTTGACACATACAATTCCCTGTACACAATGATTTGCTCAGACGGTGCGACAGCGCACCATATAACACCACTGTAAGAACCATAGCCGTAATCACATGCTCTAAACTTAACCCAATTGCTAGGAATATTAAAAGGTTCAATAACATGAATATTACGGTCAAACTCTGTGAACGCAGCACCTTCTTTAATATCCCAATCACCTTGGAGGAGTTGTCTTCGCTGCTGCTCTGGGAGCGACAGGAGCATAGCTTCGTAGTCACCTGCTTCAGCGAGATACGGGTTGTCAGATAATCTAGCAGGAATGAACCTACGTTTAAATAATGGTTTCCCAGCTTTGCTATGCCCTGCTGGATATTTGAGAGTTTCACCTGTTTCAATATCTGTTGCATCGTATGCCTTGTTATATGGTGCTGGGTCAATAAACATTTTCTTTACCCAGTGATGACCTCTTCCACCGGGGTTTGTAGTTGCCCTCATAAAGATAGGCAAGTCAGGGGCAGTGGACCGTAGACGACTTCGCATGTAGTTCCATGCATATGGGCTTCCCCATTGGGTCAGTTCGTCAAAGCCTATCCAGCTAAAAGCCAGACCCTGATAGCGCAGGACATCTTCATCTCTATCGAGGTATGACATCCACAACCTCGCTCCAGATGGCGCAGTCCACTGCATCTTTCTTTCTGACCACTTTATTCCGGGCCAGATTTTTGGATAGAGTTCTTGTGATTTAAATATTAGTTCACGTAACTCTTCCGTAGTGTGTCGGAGCAGCAGACCACTAAACTGTGGATGCCCCATGTACCTTAAAGGGTCTGCAAGCATGGCATAAGATTTACCACCCCCTGCTGAACCACCGTATAGTACCTCACGTTCACTTGCTGCAAGAAAGTCAGTTTGAGGACCGGGGTTAGGTTTGAATAATACATTAGCGTGTTCTTCAACTGCTTCTGTTTCATACTCAATATCCTGTATTTCAACCTGCGGCTTTTGCTCCTGTTCTGGCCTTTTCGATTTCTTTCGCTTTGGAGATTGCCTTTTCCGCATACTCTGCCCACTTGCGGAGGCTTGCAGCTTGGTTCTTACGCTGTCGCTCATGTTGTAACCGCTTTCTTAATCCTACATGCGATATGTATCTACCGCTATTTGTACTAAGCCAGTTAGCTACCTCACGATAGCTGTATTGATTTGTATACGCTCTGGCCTTTTCAAGCAAATCCAACTCAGTTGGAATGGGGTCAAGAATGTCGGGGTCTTCTTCGTTTTGCTTGTAACCAAATGGTACAGTACGTGCAATGCGTGGTATCTGTACCCATTCGTTTTCTTCTTTAATATCTGTTGGCTGTGGTAACTTCCAACGTCCTGCTGTTCTAGTCATCGTCACTTACTGGTGCTTTAGCTGGCATAAGCATAACACCACCTGCTGCTTCTACCTGCACCTTCTCTGTTTTAATTAAACCTGTGCGGTCAAGCAGTTCTTTAGCTGCTGACATCTTATCACGGATACCAAGTTCAGTCGGGTCATATAATGCGCCTGTCATAGCCATAGCAGCTTTAGGTGCGTTACGTGCCATGTACATCTGCGTTGCTTCCAGTATCTCTTCTTTAAGACCTTTTACAATTGCAGTTGTAGCAGTAGACTCTGAATACCCTGCCAGTTTCTTAGCGGCAACTACGTCACCGCCAGCCTCTTCAAAGAGGACTTCCAGAAACTTCTGTTGTCTTTCGTTTAGTTCTCTCGCCATTAGTTTGTAATACTCTTATATAATGATTTTGCTTTTTTAAATAATCCATCAGCATATCTAGCATGACCAAATTTATTTTTACTAGTAGATGAACCGTGATATGTTTGACCGCTTCTTGAACCTGCTCTAAATATACCACCTTGACCTTGATACTTTGACTTGTAAGTTCTACCTGCCATTATTTTAACCCCTAATGCAAAACCTATATTTTCTGATATAGATGATATTATTTTAATTCTCCATGATGCATAGCATGTGCTAACTTATGGCTGCGTCCTTTTACCTGCACAGCCCAACGACTGTCTAGCATCTCACGTGATGCAGTGGGAAAGTCCCCTTCATGAACAGCAGCCCACATTTTTTTAAACTTACACAGTCTTGGCACACCCATATTAAATGCCATGTCTACTAGTACAAGTTGACGTACAGCGTCTAAATCTGCCACGCAAGGGTGCGCTTTAAGCAGTTCTTCCTCGACTATCTGCACGTCATTCTCTAATAGATATGCAGCGTCACTTTCAGTAATACCATGCTCGTACACTGCTTCTATGTTTGGAAAGTCCAAAGCGTCAAGTTCTTCTTTAGTAATACCTCTATCTTCAAGGTTTCTGCCCACACCTATTGTGTCAATACCAAGTGTATCTTGATAGACCTCAAGGCGCAATCCTTCACTCTGAACAAGTTGTTTAATTAAATGTGTGCGAATATATTTCATTTACCGCCTCTGGATTCTCTTCCTAAGTATATGCCGTATACACCTGTCATGACACCCATTATAACGGATACGAACGCTGACTGCTGTGTTGTTGGGTCTTCAAGATTCATAAACCATTCCGCACAACGCCATGACATTGCAACAGAAGCAATCATAGTTAGCTTTGCTGTAACATTAAATTGCAGCCATCTTTTCCACCAATCAACCATTATTTACACAAGTCCTCATAGCGAAGTGTGTGTTGCCTGTGCTGAGACAAGTCACCCACGTGGTTGTAAGTAAACATTTCTTTGAGTAGAGTTATTATATGTTTCATTTTTTACCAAAGAATTTTGTAGCTGAACGAACTCCAAAAGAAGCGGCAACGATAACTCCCAAGGAATATTGATACCATTCAGGCATCT